TTTTGCTCCCCAACCTTGTTTTAAAGTTGTAGCTTCGTTCCAATTAGCCTGTCCCCAGGTTAATCGGCCCCATCCAGAAGAAACGTCGGGCACTGGACCCTCCTTATGCTAATCTTATGATTGCGTTTGATGAATCGTTTGCAGGAAACTGTATTTCAAAAGTTCCGTTAGTTGCAGTTTTATCAGAACCAAAAGCGATAATACAAACAGAATCAGTTGTACTTGAACCACCATCAGTTGTTGTATTATAAATCATTGCACCATTTGCAGTGAATGAAGCTGATGTCCATGAGATATCAGAAAAATCTGTAAACGCAGTTGTTGAAGTTAAACCAACTCCTGTGTTTGTTAATGCTTTACCACCAGCAGAGTATGCTGATCCAGATGTATTTGAAATTTCGTTTGAAGTTGAATAGTCAGTTGTTGCTGCACCTAAAGATGCTGAACTTGTAAATAAAGCTATTTTAAAAGTATGACCACCAGACCCTGAAGCTTGAAAGTCGTGTTTACCTTGTAAAAGTTCTTGTTTAAAACTTGAACATATTGCCGATGTTATTGCCATAATTTATCTCCTATTACGGTGACGGAGAAGGAACTTTAATACGAACTGTACCGTCTGTATAATCGTCTCTTTTACGTCTACCAAGTTGCTCTGCAGCAAACTTCTGTACCTCTTGTTTATATTTATTTTCATATAATGTCAACATATCTATCGGACCTTTTAGATAAGAAAATGCTTCTACTAAACAAGCATATAATAATCCGTTTCCAAAGTATTGACTTACATAAGTTGTAGTATTTGAACCAGACAATCCAGTTGGAATAGCCTCATAATGTATCTTAAATACATAAGTATTATTTGGTGCAGGAGACAGAAATAGTCTTCCTGAAGTAGTATCGGTTACACCTGTTGCTCCACCAAACATAGCGTAGTATTTTGGTTTTGCTCTAGCATCAGACTCTGTAGATGGTTCAAATTCTTGTAAATATGTTTCATCTTTTTTCTCTAGCCAAGTATTTGCACCTGTAGAAGCTGATGTTGAATCATAAACTTGCACACCTTTTACAAATAAAGTTTGAGCAGGTACGTTAATTGTATTTTGTCCTGTAACTAAATTACCAATAGATTGTTTTTTATATGCATCAATTGGTACATCTCTTAAAATTTTAAGTTCAGAGTTTTCAATAAATTGATCTGTAATAGTAGCAGTTAAAACGTTTGTATCCGTTTCAGTATAATTTTGAATTGCTGTTGTTAATGTTGCGTATGTAAATCCAGCCATTATTTAATATCCCCTTTATGCTTTAAACGTATTTTTTTTTGTTTTGCAGTTTCTTCATACATAGTAAGATGAGGATCTTGCTTTTCAGGTTTAAAAATATTTTTTATCCAATTCCAAATTTTATTTATCATGCTTGTATTGTTATAGGCCCAACGGAACAACCGTAGCCTCCTCCTTTTATACTACCACTTGTAGCAGTATTTGTGTCAACTGTAAAAAAGAAAAAATTATCAGTTAGATAAGCACTTCTTGCATCTCTACCAGCATTACCGGATCCATCTGAATCTGCTTTGTATTTTCCTGTTCTTATTGTGTATCCTGCACTTTTTGCAATATTGACTCCTGTTATACCATCAAAACTTTCTGGATTAGCATAAGTAAAAGAACTTCCTGCAGAAGTAGTTGGTGGTCCTCTAAATCTATATGTTGTTGAATCTGTTAAACCATGTCCAGGTGAAAATACATTTATAATTCCTGACCCTGCAGCATAAGTTTCAAAACCATTATCTATTATTCTAACAGTTGTAGCAGGCTCTGTTCTATCAGGTCTTACTTGTAATAATGCAACACCATCTCCACCTACAGGTTTAGGTTCAAGTTGTGGTTGTTTAGGTTCGTACTCTGTATAATGTACAAATGAACCGTTCCATTCTCTAACCATTTCTCTATATGGAAATTCAAGTCCCGATCTATCTGAAATAGCTTTTGAATGTTTCCCTGTTGCGTACTTAGACATTATGTTCCTGGGTAATAAGCTTTAGGTGTAATAAATGTACTTGAAGCTGAACCATCTTCAGCTAATGCTCTAGCTAATTCATCCTCATAATATAATTTCATTTGTTGAACTAATTGTGGTTGATATTTTTGTGCTAAATAAAAAGATAGACCTGAAGTCATACAAGGCACAAATCTAAATGGAATATCTGTTGCATTTGTATAATCTCCAACATCTTGAATTCTTTTTATGTAGTAGAAATGCATGTCTTTAGATGCATTAGTAGAGTCTGGTGTGGGATAAACACTAATACTAACATGATCAATAAATCTTTGAACCCAATATTGATTAGGTGTTCCTTGTGAAAGTTTGTTTGAAAAACCTGCATAAGTCGATCTATCAACTTTTGTCATTGGACTGTCCGACTGAGTTGTTGCTGTTCTATTGTTCCTTAACTGTGCTTCAAGGACATCGGACATTCCATAAATACCATTTGGATTTGAAGTAGCACTCGTACCATCTGTAGCTGCTCTAAAGAATTTATATTCAGCTTGTCCTTGAATTAAATCGAGATCAAGTTCTCCAACTTCCCAATAATGAATACCTCTATTACCCCATTCTTGAAATAAGATATTAAGAGATCTTCTTGCTGATCTTAACTGATTTCCTGAAACAGCTTGTAGTCCTATACGTTCAAATGATTCTTCTATTATTTCATCAATAGAAAAAGTTTTGTCGAACGTTGCTGTTCCCGAAGTGGTATTAGCCATTTAGCCTCCTATACTTCGTAAACTTTAATCCACTCACAAACAACTGTTCCGCTATCTCCTGCAGAGCAAGCTGGTAAAGTAAGATTTACATCACCTGTATAACTACTAGCTTTATTATTTTTTAAACCACCAAATGCAGAATAATCATATTCCATTTCACCATTTAATGTTTGAAAAACAACATTTGATCCACCCCAAACCATTCTAATTGCATCAACAGGTGCTGTTACTGAAACGTTAAAACTAACTTTATTTAGTCTTACTGTTTTGCAAGTTTTACCATTGTTTGTTATTAATCCTGAAACATCAACTATTGCAGTTGTGCTTCCCTCTCCGTCACCTGAAACCACATTGTAGTGAGTGATTACTTTTTTTGCTCCGTCGAATACAGTTGTATTCAATACTGTGTCTGCTGCCATGTTTTTCTCCTTTTAAAAGGTGCCTGCATTACCAGGCACCTCGAGTTAATTATTAATATTAACTTAAATTATTATTTTGTGAATACAAAAAAGTAATTCTAGTTGATCCTGCATTTGTTGCAGCAGATGCAGTTACAGTTATTCTAATATCTGTAGTTCCTGTATCAGACCAAGCTTGTGCTCCACCAGCTTGAGTTGTTGGGTATTTTCTACCAACACCTGTTCCAAGTGCATATGTATTAATTATACTTGTTGCTCCACCGGCTACGTCACCAATACTTAAATTAGTTGCGCCAGAAGCTGCTACGACTGAATCTATTACCACATCAATAATCTGTGAGTTTGCTGGAATAACAATATTTGTTACGTCTGCAGCAAGTGCTCCACCAGATAAATCAATAAGGTGTGTTTGAGTCATTACAACTTGTCCAACATTAGCAATGTTAGTACCGATAGTTGTACCTGTAGTATTTTGAATCGTTCCCGCTTTTATAGGTCCCGAAAATGTAGTTTGTGCCATTTTATATTCCTCCTAGAATATATAAATATAGTCACCTAGGGTGTGTCGACTATACACGTCTATATTTATTTTATTATTTAATTGTATAGTGTATTTTTTATATACTAGTTTTTAGTAGAGTGCAAGAGAGCCTAGGGTATTTATGCATTTCAGCGATGTAGCTTTTGATTAAGTAGCTACAGAAACTTGTGGAGCAGCGCCTTCAACGCTATTTTGCCTGTGAGCAATTTGAGCTTCTTCAAGCTTGATCTCAGTAATGACTTGTTTAACTTTGTCATCAATTCTGACCATTTCAAGAGTGTATCTATCATTAGACAGATGCTCCTGTTGCCACTTCAACTCCAAGGACCTTTTTTGTTTGTATAGGTCTTGTATCATCAATAACCTCCTCATAAGTTATTCGATTTATCTCGTTATTATAGTTGTTTCCGAGATACTCCCAGTTTATACTCTTTTCTCCCAACTTGTCAAGGATTGATTTTTCAAGAGAAATAGCATTATCCTCCGCATAAACATTAAAGTTTGCGTAATGATCATATGCCCATATTTTTACTGTGAATTGTTTCATGATTTTTTCTTTCTATTTTAGAAATGAGGCGGTTTTAAGGCCGCCTCATAAAAAGTATTAATTACGCACCTTCAACACCGAAGATACCTCTAGGGTCAGAAACTCCAAAAGAGTATCTTTCTCTAGCTTTATATCTAACGTTTCCAGTATCAAAGTCGCCTTCCATTGCAGTTGTCAATGGTGCTCTATTGAACATTTTCATTCCATTAGGAATGTCCGTTAAGATATAAAATGCATCTGAGTCTGTTAGGTAATTGTTCACTCTATAACCTTGAGGAACCA